GCGGAACAGTATGTGAAAGCCGCACAGCAAGCCAACCTTTCCCCGGAATGGATTAAGAAGTTGGAAAACGCTTCAACCCGTTTCCATGTCAGCCGCCTTGAAGCAATCCAACTGCAAATTCAACAGCAGATTGAACTTCTGTATGGCAATCAGGTTGATGGGGTGGATGATCTTCTGAAGAAGCTGGTTTCCAATGGGTACACCCACGGGGCCTTTGAAATCCAAAAGGGCATTGGCCTTGGATGGGATTTCACCGCTTTGAACCAGAAGAAACTTGAAACCTTACTTTCAAAACCGTGGACAACGGACGGACGGACTTTTCGGGATCGCTGTTGGGTGAACAAGGCTGATTTGGTGGACACCGTAAACAAAGAACTGCTTCAAGGTATGTTGCGGGGTGATCCACCGGCCAAGACTATCACCGCCATTCAAAAGAAGTTCGGAACAGCCCGTTATAAGGCAAGGCGGCTGGTGCATACGGAAACCACCTATTTCAACGCTGTTTCCAAAATCCAGATGTATAAAGATTTGGGTGTGGATCAGATTGAAATTGTGGAAACGCTGGATTCCCGCACCTGTGCGGTATGTCAGCCCCTTGATGGAACGGTGATCCCGCTGGCCCAATATGAGCCGGGGGTGACTGTTCCGCCCTTCCACCCAAATTGCCGGGGAACCACTTGCCCCCATTATGACGATATGGACGGCGAAAGAGCCGCCCGCACCGCTGATGGAAAGGTGTACTATGTCCCGGCCAACATGAAATATACCGATTGGAAGAAGGCTTTTGTGGATGGTGTGAAGGATGGTTTGACGGTTGCCACCGTGGGCGCTATAATGAAGGCGAAAAGGGAATTGGAGCCGCTGAAGGCTGAAATGTTCCCTGAATACCTGACTGACAAGAAGGAACGGAAGAACACCCAAGCCCTGATTGATTATGTGAATGCGTGTGAAAACGCTGATCCTGATGTGGTTGCCCTTTATTCCAAAATGGGGGCTATGGAAAACATCAGGGCCAACGGTATTCCCATGAAGGTTTCCCACGGGAAAGGCTATGCGGTTAATTATCGCTATTATACCCGGAATGATCAGCTTGCGGATGTTGAATTGATTATTCCCAAGCTGGCAGGGGATGATCTTACCGGCCAAGTGGTTACGACCTTGCATGAGGAAATGCACCTGATGGATATGTTCAACCGGTCAGACCCGGCAAAGTATTCAGGTTGGTTCAGTTCCAGCCATGCCAAGTTAAGTTCCTTTTTCCAGAAAACCAACACTGATATTGCGGATGATATTGATTCCCTTTTTGAAGCCTTCGATAAGGAATGCAAGCGTATTACGGCGGAAATCAATGCTGAATTGAGAACCGCCACTTCCACCTTGACGGATCAATACTATGCAAGAACCATTTCTTATTCCGACTACAAAAAAGCCTTCAATAAGCTAAAGCGTGAAGCAAGTGAACAAATTGATTATCAATGCCGAAACGCTATGGGCGGCGGTATCAGTTCCCTTGAAGATATTTACGATGCCCTTTCCGGTGGTTCGGCCCGTGATGCTGGCCTTGTGCGATATGGTCACGGTTCCAAATATTACCGGGATATTGGGAAACGAGCGGAAGAAACCCTTGCCAATTATGGCGCTTTGTCGGTTGTCCGTCCTGACCTGATAGAAATGCTTCGTAAGGATAAACCGGAGTTGGTAGAAGCCTTGGAAGAAGTTATTCAGGATATGTTAAAGAAAGCGGGTGGTTAATATGACACGGGAAGAAAAGCTGATGAAGGTTCATGCGCTGTTGGCTGAAGTTTCTGATGTTCTGGTTGACCGCTTCTTTGATGCGGACAGTGAAGAACTTCTTGATGAAAAAATTGAAGTTCTTACTGCTTTGAAGGATGGGAAACCGCCTGACCAAATCCCCAATTATTATTCTGTTCTTGAAAACTTCAGCCCGGATCAGCATTGGGACTGATCCACAATATTGTTGATTGAACCACCCCGGCCTTCGGGCCGGTGGTGGTTTTTTCATACCTATTCGCCGTTTCCCGGTTGTGGGCGGAAAACAGAGCCGGGGGAAATCGTGGTTCCTGACCCACGGTAAAAAAGGATTTTATGATGGAGGTATCACACTATGACGAAAGAAAAGCTGATGGAGTGGGGCTTGACCGAGGAACAGGCCAACAAGGTTATGGAAGGGCTGAATGGTTCCTTTGTAACCAAGAGCCGGTTCAATGAGGTGAACGAGGAAAACAAGACCCTGAAAGCCCAAGTTTCTGAACGGGATGGGCAGATTGAAACCCTGAAGAAATCCGCTGGTGATAACACGGAACTTCAGAACCAGATCACCGCCCTTCAGGAAGCGAACAAGCAGAAGGACAAGGATCACGCCAATGAAATCAAGGCCCTGAAGATCAGCAATGCCGTTGATGTGGCCCTGACCAATGCCAAGGCCAAAAACAACACCGCTGTAAAGGCGCTGTTGGCCGCATTCTTGGAGAAGGCGGAACTGGCCGATGATGGCACGGTGAAAGGGCTGGATGATGAAATTGGCAAGCTGACCAAGGGTGAGGACACGGCTTTTCTGTTCGACACCAGCGGCAAGGCCAAGTTTAAGGGAGCCAAAGCCGCTGAAAAGAGTGATCCCCACAATCAGCCCACCGGGGATGACCTTTCCAAAATGTCCTATGACGAACTGTGCAAGTACATGGAGGAAAACCCGGATGCGGTTTTGGAGTAACCCACACAATTTGACTACACAGAAAGGAAGTTTGAACGATGGCTAACAGCAAGTTTGATGCAAAGTCTTTCAACCCTGAAGCGTTTAAGTACATGGTTGGCCGTGTGCCTAACCTGACCCTGAACGCCCTGAAGAAGTCCCGTGCGCTGGCCGGGAACCCTGATATTCGGGCGGTGTTCACCAGTCAGAATGGCACCGGCTATGCCCGTCTTGCCATGCGTGGCCTTCTGGATGGGGATGCGGTGAACTATGACGGTGAAACCGACATTACCGCCACTTCCACCAAGACCTTTGAACAGGGCATGGTGGTTGTTGGCCGTGCCAAGGCATGGACTGAAAAGGACTTCAGCTATGACATTACGGGCGGCGTGGACTTCATGGGCAATGTGTCCGCACAGGTTGCGGAGTACAAGGATACCTTGGATCAGAAAACCCTTCTTTCCATCCTGAAGGGTGTTTTTGCCATGCCCACCACCGATGCCAAGAACAAGGAGTTTGTGGAGAAGCACAGCACCACGATTTATGCCCCTATGAGCGCCACCACCCTGAACAGCGCCGTGAACAAGGCTTGTGGAGCCAATAAGCAGAAGTTTTCTTTGGTGTTCATGCACAGTGATGTTGCCACCAACCTTGAAAACATGAAGCTGTTGGAGTTCATGAAACAGACGGACGGGGACGGCATTCAGAAGGATTTGACCCTTGCCACTTGGAATGGCCGCACTGTGGTTGTGGACGATGATCTTCCCGCCGTGACCGGCTATGCCGATGCTGAAGCGGACACCCCCGGCGCTTTGGTGATCAAGGCTTCCGGTGCTTCCGGTGCTTCTGAAATTGATCTTGCCAAGGCAACCCCCTACTTTGGCACCCGTACCCTTGCCGCTGATATGTATGTGGTTCCCGCTACGCAGTACACCACCTTCATCATGGGCAACGGTGCTATCTCCTATGAAGATATTGGGGCCAAGGTTCCTTATGAAATGGCCCGTGACCCCAAGACCAACGGCGGTGTTGATACCCTGTATATGCGTCAGCGCAAGGTGTTCAGCCCCTATGGTATCAGCTATGAGAAGAAAAGTCAGACCAAGCTGTCCCCCACGGACACGGACTTGGAGAATGGGCAGAACTGGACGCTGGTTCACAGCGGGGAAAGCACTGCTTCCCAGCGCACCTATATCAACCACAAGGCCATTCCCATTGCCCGGATTCAGTCTTTGGGCTGATGGAATGGCGGTGATTCCCGTTGCGTGAACAGGTTATTGCAATGCTTACGGCCCTTGGCGTAACGGGGGCCGCTGAAGATCCCCTGTTGGATATTGTGATCAGCAATGTTCAATACAGGGTTCAAAACAAAACCAACCGAAAGGATATGCCTGAAGGGTTGGTGAGTGTGGCCGTCTATATGGCGGTTGGCGAATACCTGAACATGAAGAAGGTTTCCGGGCAGTTGGAAGGGTTTGACCTTGAAGCGGCAATCAAGCAAATTCAGGAAGGCGATACCAACACGGTTTTTGCCATTGGGGATGGGAATTTGACCCCTGAACAGCGGTTGAACAGTCTGATTGACTACCTGACCAATGGGCGGAGCCGTGAACTTTACCGATTCAGGAAGTTTGTATGGTAAACGCCCACAGAAAAGCCCTTGAACGGTTGTGGAAGGATCGGTGTTCTATTTTCGTAAAAGAGAAAGTCACCGATCCAACCACACACCTGACTGACTTTGAAGAAAAGCCGCTTCTTCAGGATCAGCCCTGTAAATTGTCCTTTGAAACCTTAACTTCAAGTTCCGGTGATCCCGTGGCCGCTGTTGCCCAAACTGTGAAGCTGTTCTTGTCCCCTGATGTGGAAATCCCCGCTGGCTGTAAAATCGTTGTGACACGGTTCAACAATCTTGAACGGAAGTTCACCTATTCTAAAAGCGGTGAAGCCGGGGTTTTCACCAACCATCAAGAAATCCAGTTGGAGCCGTGGAAGGGGTATGCCTGATGGCTAAATGGGGCAAATGCGATTTCAAGCAACTGGAACGGCTGAATAAGAACATGGAAAAGCTGATGGGGGCGGATTTGGACAGGTTTTGCCGCCAAGCCGCCCAAGAGTTGGCGGGGCGCTTGCTGAATAAGGTTGTGAAGCGGACACCTGTTGTATATGGCACCTTGCGGGATGCGTGGGCGGTAATGCCTGTGGGCCACAGGGGAACCCATTACACAGTTGTTGTGCTGAATAACCTTCAGTATGCGTCCTATGTTGAATACGGCCACCGGCAACAGCCGGGGCGGTTCATCCCCGGTTATTGGGAAAGTGACCGCTTTGTTTATGATCCCGATGCGGAAGGCGGGATGGTGCTGAAGAAAAATTGGGTAAAGGGGCGCTATATGC